ATGGACAGCTTTCCGATCGACAAGGACGGCCGGTTCGAGGGCTACGCCAGCGTCTTCGGGCGGGTGGACGAGGGCGGCGACATCGTCATGCCCAACGCGTTCCGCAAGAGCCTCGGGCTGCGCGGGCGGCACCGCATCAAAATGCTGTTCCAGCACGACCCGAAGGAGCCCATCGGCGTGTGGGACGTGGTGCGCGAGGACGAGTATGGCCTGTGGGTCGAGGGTCGGCTGGTGGGCGAAGTACCCCGCGCCGATGCGCTGCGCAAGCTGATCGCGCGTGGCGCGGTGGACGGGCTCTCGATCGGCTTTCGCACGGTGAAATCGACGCGCGAGCCGCGCACCGGCAACCGCAAACTCCACGAGATCGACTTGTGGGAGATCTCCATCGTCACCTTCCCGATGATGGACCTGGCCCGGATTGCTCCGGGCAAACCGCCGCGCAACCCGCGGCTCGAACGGTCGCTCGAAGCGGCCATCGCAGCATTCAAGCAGTAAGGATCCGACATGACCGAAGCGACCAGCGGCCTCGAAAACAAGGCCGGCGCCGGCGACTCCAACGCGCTCATCAGCGAGCTGATGGGCGCCTTCGAGGAATTCAAGCGCACCAATGACGGACGGCTCGCCGAGCTCGAAAAGCGCGGCTCGGCCGACGTGGTGACCGAAGACAAGGTGAGCCGGCTCAACACCGCGCTCGATAACGCCAAGGCGGCGATCGACCGCGCCAACCTCGAGCGAGCGCGCCCACGGCTCGAGGGCGGGCGTCCCGACGCCGGCGGCGAGTACAAGGACGCGTTTGCCGCCTATGTGAAGCGCGGCGAGGAGAAATCGCTGTCGGTGGGCGTCGCCGGCGACGGTGGCTATCTCGTGCCGAGCGACACCGATGGCGAGATCACCCGGCTGATGACGGCACTGAGTCCCATCCGCTCGATCGCGAGCGTCCGGCAGGTGTCGACGTCGGTCTACAAGAAGCCGGTGACGACCACGGGCCCCGCCACCGGCTGGGTGGCGGAAAAGACCGACCGTGAGACCACCGACAGCCAGGTGATCGACGCGCTGAGCTTTCCGACGGCCGAGCTCTATGCACAGCCGGCGGCGACGACGCAGTTCCTCGATGACGCGGCGGTCGACGTCGGCCAGTGGATCGCCGACGAGGTGAACGCCGCGTTTGCCCAGCAGGAAGGGACCGCGTTCGTTTCCGGCAACGGCACCAACCGGCCCAAGGGCTTCCTCAACGACGTGGCGGCGGACACCGCCTGGGTGTGGGGCAAGCTCGGTTACCTCAAGACCGGCGTGTCCGGCGATTTTGCCGCCAGCGACAAGAGCGATATCCTGGTTGACCTCGTGTACTCGGTGAAGGCGGGCTACCGCCAGAACGCCAGCTGGGTGCTGAACCGCCGTACGCAGGCGGCCATCCGCAAGCTCAAGGACGACAGCGGCAACTACATCTGGCAGCCGGCGGCGAGCGCCGACGGCAAGGCGAGCCTGCTCGGCTTCCCGCTGGTCGAGGCGGAGGACATGCCCGATATCGCGGCCAACTCGCTGAGCATCGCGTTCGGCGACTTCAAGCGGGGCTATCTCATCGTCGACCGCCAGGGCGTCAACGTGCTGCGCGACCCCTATTCGGCCAAGCCCTATGTGCTGTTCTACACCACCAAGCGCGTCGGCGGCGGCGTGCAGAATTTCGAGGCGATCAAGCTGCTGAAGTTCGGGACGGCGTAGGCATAGCCAGTCCGGCCGCTCGCCGCCCCCACCCCCAGCCCCTCCCCGCAGGGGGGAGGGGAGCCCGACTGAGGCATGGTGGCTGTGGCGGAGCTGGCCGGTAGGGCTGCGGATGCCACGGTTTCCCTCCCCCGCGTGGGGAGGGTAGCGGAGCTAGGCGAAGCCGTAGCGAAGCTTGGTGGGGGGAGTCTCCGCTGGCGTGCGGAGGTGAGTCCCCCCACCCCGGCTTTGCTAATTCGCTGCGCTCATAAGCGCGCCGCCCTCCCCTCGCGGGGGAGGGAAAACGGTGACTGCTGCTGCGGGCGGAACACGAAATCAAGGAACATCCGATGACTTCATACCTCATCGCCGGACCCGGCGAGGAGCCGGTGGCGCTGGCCGAGGCGAAGGCCTGGTGCCGGATCGACAGCGACGACGAGGACGCGCTGGTCGCGACGCTGATCGCGGCGGCGCGGTTGCATGTCGAGGCGCTGACCGGCCGGGCGCTGGTGACACAGACCTGGCGGTTGGTGCTCGACCACCCGCCGCGCCTCGTGGTGCTGCCGGTGGCGCCGGCAATCGAGCTGCTGGTGGCGCCCGAGGGCGCCGTGCTCGAGGGCGACGCGGTGCTGCTGCCCGGGCCGACGGCGGCGTTGAGCCTCGACTACACGGCAGGCTATGGCGCGGCGGCCGATGTGCCGGCGGACCTCAAGCAGGCGGTGCTGACGCTGGTGGCGTACTGGTCCGAGAACCGTGATGCGCTGACCACAGCGCCGCTGGGGTTCGACCGGCTGGTCGCGAGCTACAAGCGGGTGCGGCTGTGAGCGAGATCGCGGTGCCACCGATCGGCACGCTGACCGACCGCGTGCAGCTGAAGCGCCGGATCGGCAGCGACGAGCCCGAGGGCGGTGAGGTGGCGGTGTTTTCGCCCATCGCCACGGTGTGGGCGCGGGTGCGCGCATTGACGGCGCGCCAGGCGCTCGACAGCGATGGACGCGGGCAGGCGATCAGCCACGCGGTGGTGATGCGGTTTCGCAGCGATGTGAAGCCGGGCGACCGGATCTGCTATCGCGGCCGGGATTTCGACATCGCCGCGGCAACCGACATGAACGGGCGGCGAGCGTATCTCAGCTGCCAATGCACCGAGCGGGTGGTGACAGGATGACCCATCCGATCATTGCGCTGCAGGCGGCGCTGGTGGCGGCGTTGCGCGACGTGCCGGATTTCGCGGTATTCGACGCGCCCCCGGCGGGGCGGAAGCCGCCTTATGTGACGATTGCGCGGCACGATGTGCTGCCGCGCGACGGCGACGATGCGCCGGGCTGGGAGCATAGAGTGCTGTTCCACGCCTGGGCGGCCGACGCGAGCCGCAAGGCCGCGGTGGCGATGGCCGAAGCCATCGGCGCCACGGTGCTCGACGATGCGGTCCAGCCCGAGGGCTTCGCGGTGACGCTGCGGCGGCACGACCGGACGGACACCGCCATCGACGCCGGCACCGGCCGCGCCCGGGCCGCGGTGGCGTTTACGCTTTTCACTGAACCAACCTCCTGAGGAAACCATGACGGCCCAGAGCGGCAAGGACATGCTGTTGAAGCTCGACCAGACGGGGAGCGGCAGCTTTTTGACGGTGGCGGGGTTGCGGACGCGGTCGCTGGCGCTGAACGCGGCGTCGGTGGACATCACTGACGCCGAGAGCGCCGGACGCTGGCGCGAGCTGCTGGCGGGTGGCGGGATCAAGCGCGCCTCGGTGTCGGGCAGCGGCATCTTCAAGGACCAGGAGTCGGACGGCAAGATCCGCGAGATCTTCTTCGGCGGCACGATCCGGAGCTGGCAGCTTATCCTCCCCGATTTCGGCACGATCGCAGGGCCGTTCCAGATCACGGCACTGGAGTTTTCCGGCGACCATGCGGGGGAAGTGACATTCGAACTGGCACTGGAGAGTGCTGGGGAAGTGATTTTCGCCGCGAGCTAATGGGTGCGCGTGGCTCCACCCTCATCCGCCCTTCGGGCACCTTCTCCCATCAAGGGAGAAGGCGATCACCTCAAGCATCGGCTCCCTGGCCTTCTCCCATTATGGGAGAAGGCGGCGCGCAGCGCCGGATGAGGGTGGGGCCACAAGCATGATTTCAACGGGAGAAACAAACATGCCCAACACGCATCGTGGCGAGATCGCCGCGACGATCGATGGTGAGGAGCGGGTGTTGTGCCTGACGCTGGGGGCGTTGGCGGAGCTCGAGGCGCGGCTGGGGGCCGGGGACCTCGTGGGGTTGAGCGAGCGGTTTGCGGCGGGACGCGTATCGGCGCGGGATCTGACGGCGATCCTCGGCGCGGGGCTGCGCGGCGGCGGCAACGCCATCACCGATGACGACCTCGCGCGGATGGCGATCGAAGGCGGGCTGCGCGGCGCGGCCGAGGTGGCGGCGCAATTGTTGCGCGCGACGTTTGGGGGCGCGGCGTGAGCACGTTTCCGTGGCGTGACGCGATGCGGCTCGGCTTCGGCGTGCTGAAGCTCAGCAGCCGCGAATTCTGGGGGCTGACGCCGCGCGAGCTGGCGGCGGCGTTCGAGGCGCTGAGCGGCAACCGGCCGGCGGCGCCGGACCGGGCGCGGCTCGGCAAACTGATGGAGCGCTTCCCCGATGGCCGATGATTTCCCCGACAGCTTTTCGCGCGAGATCGGCGACGTCAATGTCGAGCTGAAACGCGTGGGCGACCTGGCGGACGGCGTCGGCCGCTCGCTGAGCAACGCCTTTCGTGGCGCCATCACCGACGGCAAATCGCTGAAGAGCGTTCTGGGCGACGTGGCGTCGGCATTCGCCGACATCGCGCTCAAGGCCGCGCTGAAGCCGGTGGGCACGCTGATCTCGGGCGCGGTGGAGAGCCTGTTCGCCGCAACCAACCCAGCGCTCGGCGGCGTGACCGCCTTCGCCAAGGGCGGCGTGGTGGCGGCGCCGACCTATTTCCCCACGAGCACCGGCACGGCGCTGGCGGGGGAGGCGGGGCCCGAAGCGATCGTGCCGCTGTCGCGCGGCGCCGATGGACGGCTGGGCCTCGCGGGCGGGCAGGGCGCGGTGAATTTGACGTTCAACGTGACCGCGACCGACGCGCGGAGCTTTGCCGCGAGCGAGGCGGAACTGTCCGCGATGCTGTTGCGGGCGGTAAGGCGCGGGACGCGGGCGAGCTGAGATTGCTGTGGGTGGGGCAAGGCCCCCTCACCCGGCGCTGCGCGCCGACCTCTCCCCCGAAGGGAGAGGTGGAGCAGAGGCGCGATCGTGCCCGCTCACCACCTCTCCCTCTGGGGGAGAGGTCGCCCGCAGGGCGGGTGAGGGGGCCTTGCCACACGCACGGAGTTGACCATGGCATTTCACGCAACACGCTTTCCCCTCGACATCGCGCTCGGTGCGCGCGGCGGGCCGGAGCGCGCGACCGATATTGTGACTCTGGCATCCGGCCGCGAGGAGCGCAACAGCCGGTGGGCGCAGTCGCGGCGGCGGTACAATGCCGGCTATGGCGTGAAGTCGCGTGCCGACATGCAGGCGGTGCTGGCGTTTTTCGAGGAGCGGCGGGGGCGGTTTCATGCGTTCCTCTGGCGCGACGGGCTCGACCATTCGAGCAATGGCGGCGATGGGACGCCGACATCGCTCGACCAGGCGCTGGGCGCCGGCGATGGCGTCAAAACAATGTTCCAACTGACGAAGACCTATGGCGCGAGTTTCGATCCATACTTCCGGCCGATCACCAAGCCGGTGGCGGGCTCGGTGAAGGTGGCGGTGGGCGGCAGTGAAGTCATGTCCGGATTTTCCGTGGACACGCTGGCCGGCACCGTCACCTTCGCCGTGGCGCCCGCCGATGGCGCGGTGGTAACCGCCGGCTTCCTGTTCGACGTGCCGGTGCGCTTCGACATCGACCGGCTCGATATCGAGCTGACCACGTTCGATGCCGCCGATGCACCGTCGATCCCGCTGCTGGAGGTGCGCGAATGAGGACGCTGGATCTGGGGTTTGCGGCGCATATCGCAAGCGGGGCGACGACGCTCTGCACTTGCTGGCGGCTGACGCGGGCGGATGGGACGGTGCTCGGCTTCACCGACCACGACCAGACGCTGAGTTTCGATGGCGTCGACCATGTCCCGACGCACGGGCTCGATGGCGGCGAAGCGAGCCAGAAGCTCGGGCCGCAGGTGGATACGTCCGAGGTGGTGGGCGTGCTCGACAGCGACGCGATCACCGAGGCGGACATCGAGGCCGGACTCTACGACGGCGCGGCGGTGGCGACCTGGCGGGTCAACTGGCGCGACGTGTCCGAGCGGGTGCTGCTGCGGTGGGCGACGATCGGCGAGATCGTGCGCGAAGACGGGCAGTTTCGCGCCGAACTGCGCTCGGGCCAGCAGGCGCTGAACCAGACGCGCGGGCGCTTGTACTCGGTGTTCTGCGACGCGGTGCTGGGTGATGCGCGCTGCACGGTGGCGCACGACCATCCGGATTTCGCGCTCGGCTGCGACCGGCAGCTCGCGACCTGCCGCGACCGGTTCGCCAACGTGCCGAACTTTCGCGGCTTCCCTCACATTCCGGGCAATGATTTCGTGCTGCGGTATCCGAAAAGCGGCGATGTGCTCGATGGTGGAGCGCTGTTTCAATGAGGCGCGAGGCGATCGTGACGGCGGCGCGCGGCTGGCTCGGCACGCCCTATCGGCATCAGGCGGCGACATTGGGCGCGGGGTGCGACTGCCTCGGCCTGCTGCGCGGCGTGTGGCGCGCACTCTATGGCGACGAGCCGCTGGCGGTGCCGAACTATCGGGCCGACTGGCGCGATGGCCGACATGCCGGCGCGCTGCTGGCGGCGGCGGAGCGGCTGCTGCTGCCGGTGGACGGTGAACTCGAGCCCGGGCAGGTGGTGCTGTTCCGGCTGGGGCGGACACCGGCGCCGCGCCATTGCGGCATCCTGATCGCGGCGGACCGCTTCATCCACGCGCAGGAGGGGCTGGACGTGGTCGAGGCGAATATGAGCGATGGGTGGCGGCGGCGGCTCGCCGGCCGCTACGATTTTCCCGGAGTGAACTGATGGCGACGCTGGCACTTTCGCTCGCGGGGCAGGTGGTCGGCGGCGCCGTGGGTGGGCCGATCGGCGCAACGGTCGGCCGGGCGCTCGGGGCGCTGGCGGGCAGCGTCATCGACAATGCGCTGTTCGCCGACCGGCCGGCGGCGACGCCGGTGGCCGGCGCCGACATCCGGCTGCAGGGGTCGAACGAAGGGGCGCCTATCCCAAAGCTCTATGGCTGGAGCCGACTCGGCGGCAACATCATCTGGGCCACCAATCTGGAGCGGCTCGAGGCCTCGCATGCCGGGGCGAAGGGCACGAGCCAGCCGCAGGCGGATGCGCCGCCGGAGATCCTCGCCAACTTTGCGGTGGGGCTGTGCGAAGGCGAGGTGCAGCGGCTCGGACGAATCTGGGCCGACGGGCAATTGCTCGATACCAGCGGGCTGACGCTGCGGTTCTATCGCGGCACCGAAGACCAGGTGGCCGACAGCCTGATCGAGGCCAAGCAGGGGGCGAACGCGCCGGCCTATCGCGGGCTCTGCTACATCGTGTTCGAGCGGCTGCCGCTGTCGCAGTTCGGCAACCGTATTCCTCTGCTTACGGTGGAGCTTTGCCGCGTGGTCGGCGAGCTCGAGCCGCTGGTGACGGCGGTGACAGTGATCCCGGGGGCGACAGAGTTCGGCTACGACCCGACGCCGCGGGTGCGGCTCGCCGGGCCGGGCGTCACCGTCGCCGAGAATACGCATCTGGCGGCGCAGGTGTCGGACTGGACGCTGTCGATCGATGAGCTGGCGGCGCTGTGCCCCAATCTCGAACAGGTGTCGCTGGTGGTCGCGTGGTTCGGCGACGACCTGCGGGCGGCGCACTGCACCATCGCGCCGCGGGTTGAGGCGGCGAGCCGCACGGTCAAGGGCACGGAGTGGGCCGTGGCCGGGCTCGGGCGCGGCGACGTGGCGGTGGTGTCGACGCATGATGGCGGCCCGGCCTATGGCGGCACGCCGTCGGACAATGCGGTGCTGGCGGCGATTGCCGACCTCAAGGCGCGCGGTATTGGAGTGACGCTCTATCCGATCGTGCTGATGGATATTCCCGAGGGCAACGCGCTGGGCCAGCCGGCGTATCCCTGGCGCGGGCGGATCGAGGTGTCGGCGGGCGCGGTGGGCACCGGTGCGGCGGCGACGGAGGTCACGGCGTTCGCCGCGAGCTACCGCGATTTCATCCTGCACTATGCGGGGCTGGCGGGCGATGCGGGCGGTGTCGACGGCTTCATCATCGGCTCGGAGCTGCGCGGGCTGAGCTTTGCGCGCGGGGCAGGCAACAGCTTCCCGTTCGTGTCGAAGCTGGTCGATCTCGCGGCGGAGGTGCGGCCGCTGCTGGGCGACGCGACCGTGACCTATGCCGCCGACTGGAGCGAATATTGCGGTGTGCAGCCGGGCGGCGGCGAGAAATTCTTCCACCTCGATCCGCTGTGGGCCTCCGCCGACATCGATGCGGTGGGCATCGACAACTATATGCCGCTGGCCGACTGGCGCGGCACGGACGGTGCGGATGCGGCGCTTTGGGATGGACCGTACGACCCGTCGTACCTCCGCGCCAATATCGAGGGCGGCGAGGGCTATGACTGGTTCTACGCCAGCGACGCCGACCGGCTGGCGGGAACCCGCACGCCGATCGCCGATGCGACCTATGGCGAGCCCTGGGTGTGGCGGTTCAAGGATATCGCCGGCTGGTGGGGCAACGCCCATCACGACCGGCCCGGCGGCGTGCGCAACGGCTCGCCCACGGCGTGGACGCCGGGGATGAAACCGGTGTGGTTCACCGAGCTCGGCTGCGCCGCGGTCGACAACGGCGCCAACCAGCCTAACGTGTTCGGCGACCCCAAGAGCAGCGAGAGCGCGGTGCCGTATTTCTCGAACGGCGTTCCGGACCCGCTGGCGCAACGGCAATTGTTGCGGGCGGTGCTCGGCTATTGGGGCGGCAACCCGATGGTCCTGCGGACGACGCTGTGGACCTGGGACGCGCGGCCCTATCCGGCGTTCCCCGCGCTCACCGATGTATGGAGCGACGGCGCGAACTATGCCGCGGGGCACTGGCTGACCGGACGGCTGGGCGCGACGGCCGGCGACGAGCTGGCGCGGGCGATTGCCGGGGATTTCGGCGTGACGCTGAACGACGTCGAGGCGGCGCTGCCCTTCGTCCACGGCTATGTGGTCGAGGCGCCGATGTCGGCACGCGATGCGCTGGCGCCGGTGCTGGCGGCGAGCGGGCTCGCGGTACACGACACGGCCGAGGGGCTGAGCATTGCCGGGGCGCACGGGCGCGAGCCCCTCGCGATCGACGATGTGGCGGTCGAGGATGCGCCGATGCTGTCGCGCCGTCGGCCCGATCCGGGCGAGGCGGTGGGGCAGGTGGCACTGAGCTATCTCGACCGCGAGCGCGACTACATGAGCGGCAGCGTCACCGCGATCGGGCCGCAGAGCGGGCCGCTCGAGACGGTGAGCGCCGGGCTGGTGCTCGACGTCGGCGGGGCGCGGACGACCGCCGAGCGGCTGCTGGGCGAGCGGCTGGCCCATGGCGACAGCGTCGAGTTCATCGCGCCGCCCTCGCTGCTGGCGCTCGAAGTTGGCGATGCGGTGCTGGTCGGCGGTGGTGTGTTCGAGATCACCGAAATCCGCGATGGCCTCGCGCGGCGGATCGCCGGGCAGGAGATACCGCCCGAGTTCGTGGCGACGGCGGGCGTGACGCGGCCTGCGGCGGGCGGCGCGGCGCCGCCGGTGGTGGCTGCGCCCGTGGTCGACTACGCGCATCTGCCGCCATCGACCGACGATGTCGCCCACACACGGCTGCTGGTCGGAGCGTTCGCGTCGCCCTGGCCGGGCAGCGTCACGATCAGCGATGATTTGACGGGCACGAGCCTCGCGACGCTGGCGAATGCGGCGACGCTCGGTGTGCTGACGGCGCCGCTCGGGACGGGCGGCATCTTCATGTGGGACGAGGTGAATGCGGTGGAGCTGACGCTCTATGCCGGACATCTGTCGTCGCGCGACGATGATGAGGTGCTGGCCGGCGCCAACCGCATCGCGGTGGTCAACGATGCCGGGCAGTGGGAGATCGTCGGCTTCGCCGATGCGGCACTGATGGCGCCGCAAAGCTATCGGCTGACGCGGCTGCTGCGCGGGCAGGGCGGGACGGATTTCGCCATTGGCGCGACGAGCGCCGGCAATGCCGTGCTGCTGCCCGCCGATGCGACGGCGTTGCCGGTGCCCGCAAGCTGGCTCGGCACAAATGCGGAGCTGCGCAGCTTTGCCGGACCCGCCGATGCGTCAGGGGAACTGACAGAGGTCGGGCTCGACCTTGCGCCGATCCTGCCGCTGGCGCCGGTGCATCTGGGCGCGGTGCGGGCGGCGAACGGCGACGTCGCACTGAGCTGGGTGCGGCGCAGCCGGGCGGATGCCGATAGCTGGACGCCGGACGACGCGCCGCTCGACTATGTGCCGGAGGCGTATCGGCTCACCGTGTTCAGCGGCATGACGGCGGTGCGGACGATCGACACGACGGTGCCGTCGGTCACCTACACCGCGGCGCAGCAGACCGCGGATTTCGGCGCGCCGCCGGCGAGCCTCAGCGTGAGCGTGGCGCAGGTCAGCCCGCTCTACGGTCCCGGTCCCGCCACGACGGCAATCCTGGAGCTTTGAGATGACCGACCTCTATGCCTACGGCACGCGCTCTGACCAGATCCTCGCGCTGCAGCGGGCGCTCGCCGCGTTTAGCCTCTATGGCGATGCGCTGGACGGCATCCTTGGGCCGAACACCGCGGCGGGCGTCGCCGCCGCCCGGCGGAAATTCGCGCTCGACGGCAGCGGGGTCGACACCGCGTTGCTGCGGGCGCTCGGGCTCGTGCCGCCGGCCTCCAATCCCATCACCGATTTCGCGACCCAGCTGCTGTTGAGGCAGGCTGTGTCGCTGCTTGTTTCCCAACTGAAAGGACTGCTCCCGATGACTTTTCTCTCCGGCTACAAGACCTACATCGTTGCCGCCTTCATGCTGCTGACCGGCATCGCCGGCCTGCTGGGCGTCGACATCCCGAGCTTCACCGGCCAGGCGCCCGGCGAACTGGTGATGGAAGCGTTCGCGTTCTTCTTCCTGCGCCAGGGGCTGAAGACCGGGGCGTAAGGGTAAGGCGGGTGGGCCGCACGACTTCCGGCTCACCCACGCTCCGCAACGAAAACGTGACGGGGGCGTTGCTTGCAATCGGCGAAGACAAGTCTAAATCCCGGTGAGGAAGGCGCCAGCGGGCGGTGCCCTTGACAAGAAGTTGGGAGTCCCGCCATGTTTGTGGAACACAGCGGCCATTCATGGCCAACCTATTTTCTTCACGTCATTTCAATACAATATCGGCAGCCTCGAGGACAAAATGACAGGTCATTTGAGCGCCATGCTGCGTAACGAAGTCTTCCCGCGCGATCATGCCGGTGTGGACCGCAATATGCGAACCATCAGGTTCAGCCTGGAAGGCGCTTTGGCAGCGCTCATTACGGTTGCCGCCGTCTCGCAGCTCCTCGGTCTGCCGTCCCACGGCGTCGCAGACATTTTCGCCGCCGTGATAGGGTTTCTTGCGGTCGCCGTTATCCGGGTTTTCCATCTGTTCGGCGCCTGA